AAAGTTGCTCTGCCTATTGCAACAGTACTCGGTGCCGCCATCGGATGGGTAGCAGTGGGCCCCCTTGGAGCTGTGATAGGTACGGCTATTGGTGCTCTCGTAGGCTGGATAATTGATAGAATAGCGAAAGGTCTTGAGACAGGAGATTGGACCGGAATTGGATTGCCTATTGGTATCGGCTTAGGGACTGGTATTGGTTTCTTGATTGGTGGCCCATTAGGCGCCCTGATTGGTGGAGCTATAGGTGATCTTGTAGGTCATGTTGTTGATTTGTTTATAGATGGTTTTACTAATGGTAACTGGGATGCTGGCGGCATAGCAATGAGCCTTGGGCCTCTTATTGGAGCAGGCATTGGTATGATTGTTGGTGGTCCGGCTGGTGCTACTATTGGGGCTGCTATTGGCTTACTTGTAGGTTGGATAGTAGACTTGATAGTTGACAACTGGGATGCTATAGTTGATTGGTTCAAGAGCGTTGGAAAATGGTTTGGTGAAGTATTCAGCACAATCGGTGAGTTCTTTGCAAACGTAGGAAAAGCCATTGGTGAGTTCTTCGGAAATGTTGGTCAATGGTTATCTGATGCTTGGACTAATCTTAAAACTTGGTTTGGTAATGTACTGACAGGTATAGGCGATTTCTTCAAGAATATCTGGTCTAGTGTTTCTGGTTGGTTTAGTAACTTGTTCACTAAGATTGGTGAGTTCTTCGGCGGAATATGGGATACAGTTTCAACCTTCTTCAGTAATTTGTGGAATGGCATTGTTGAATGGGCCTCAGATATATTCGCGCCACTGATTGATGCATTCAATAATCTATTCAGTTTCATTGGAACTGTGATGTCTGACATCTGGCTTGGTATTACTACAGTATGGAATGATATTAAGACAGCTATTGTAACAGTTGCTACTCAGATATGGGAAACGTTGTCTGAGATATTCAGTTTCATAAAAGACCTTGTAGTTAAAATCGTAACTGACATATGGACTACAGTATCAACATTCTTTAGTGACATATGGAATTCATTCTCTACTTGGATAAGTGATATATGGACTAAGTTCACAACATGGCTTTCTGATATATGGAATAAAGTATCTGAATGGTTTGGTCAAATCTGGGAAGCAATTTCTGGGTTCTTCAGTCAGATATGGGAAGCAGTATCTGGATTCTTTAGTGATATTTGGGATAGCTTCTCTACATGGGTAAGTGATGTATGGACTAAGTTCACAACTTGGTTGAGTGATATCTGGAATAAGCTTACAACTTGGGTTGGTCAGATAATCTCTAAGATTGGTGAGTTCTTTGGAAACATATGGAATAGCATTACAAGCTGGTTCGCTAAGTTCTTTAGCAAGGTTGGTGAGTTCTTTGGAAACATATGGAATAGCATTACAAGCTGGTTCGCTAAGTTCTTTAGCAAGGTTGGTGAACTGTTTAGTAACATAGTAAGTTCTGTAGTGAACTTTGTGGCTAACGTCATCAATAAGTTTACGAACTTCTTCAGTGGCCTTTGGACTGGAGTTAAGAACGGTGTTTCTAATATCTACAATACATTTAAGAACTGGATAAGCGACCTTTGGAACAATGTGTTTGGAAAGTTCTTTAGCTGGATAAGTGATGGTATTAGTAAGCTCAGAGAGTTCTTTGGACTTGAGAGTAAAGCTAAGAATACTGATACAAGTTATGCAGATACTTCGGGCTCAACACCTAAGACCGGCCATGCAACTGGCGGTATCTTCAGAAGAGAGCACGTTGCAAGGTTTGCTGAAGGTAATAAAGCTGAGGCGGTGATTCCTCTTGAGAATGCTGGAGCGATGCAACCGTTTGTAACAGCTATATCTGACGGTATTATGCAAGGGTTGATGCCTACCATCGCCACTATGGTTGGAAACAATGGGTCTAATATGAATGGTGATAATGAAGCTCTTAGGCCTCTGTATGTTGGCACACTTATTGCTGATGAGCGTAGCTTAAGAGAGCTTCAAAAGAAGATGAATGTTATTCAACTTCAAGAATCATCAAGGAGGGGGATTTAATGGCTAATTTTCAAATAAGTGGAGTGGCAATTAAAAACCCCTCCGATTTTAAGATTGAGCGCTATAATGTAACAACCCTGGAACGCCGTGCTGATGCTAAAATGGTTGGTGACCTTGTAGCTAAGAAGCGCAAGTTTTACTTTACTTATGAAGCAATTAGCGGATATGACTTAGATAATATTCTTGAGCTTATATGGGAAACTAATGAACTGTTCTTCCCTCTAACTTATATTGAGAATGGTGTATCTAAGACTGCAACCGTGTATGTTGGTTCTATTCCTACAGAATTGCACAAAGCTGGAAGAACTACAAATTGGGTTTGGAGAAATGTAACCTTTAATTTGATTGAACAATAAAGAAGGAGGTGTGAAAGAATGCTGGTTATACCTGGGATAGACCCTAGTTACTTTGACAAAGATAGCCGTCAGATTACGGCTAGAATTGATATATACTTTGATGGCTTTGAGAATGAACCGTTAGAGATTTATCCTTCAAACTATCTTGTAGATTTTGAAATAACTGAAGAAGCTGGAGCTGAGACAAAGAATCCTCTTGGTGCTATTTCAGCTAATGAGCTTTCTTTTACACTTACTAATTTTGATAATATCTTTAGTCCTACAAATACTGCAGGACCTTACTATGGCAAGATAACTACTGGAGTAATGATAAAAGTTTGGCTTAAACCTGATGAAGAAAGCACTACAAGCTGGATTCCTATGGGAGTATTCTTTGTAGTAAACTGGCAGTGTAAAATGGGTAGTGAATTAGCTGATATTCTTTGTACAGATACAATGCAGGAATTATTATTAGCTCCTATTCCTGACCTTGACGTAAGATTAAATATTTCATTTGCTGCATACTTTACTTATGTGCTACATGGCTACGGCTTTTTAAATGCTCAGATTGATAGTTCTTTAGTTGATATACTTCCATATGGTTTTATATCTTCTGATAACAGTTCAGAGTTTATGCAAGCTTTAACAGAAGCTTCTATCTCTTCACTATTAGCTTCAAGATATGGCATTATTACAGTTAAGAAAATAGCAAGAAATGGTACTGTTGCTACTTTTACTGATGCAGACCAAATTATGTCAGTAGATGTGGAACAGTCAATTCTTAAAACTTATAGTGGTGTAAAACTTGGATATGTACTCCCACAACTTTCTGATGATAAAGAAGTACTTGTAGTAGAAGCTATGCCTATACCGGCTGGTAGAACAACACATAACGCTATAAGATACCCTGAACCTGTCTTTGATATTTCGGCTGTGACTTTGTCTGGCAATATAGTTGCAGAAGTAGATGCATATACCTCTACTAACTTTAGTGTGAATGTTACTACAATGTTAGAGGGAACTGATAATGCTTCAATGAGACTATCTGTAACTGGCAAGAATATAGATTTAGTTGAACAAGAACTAAGTGATAATCTTACTAATATGTTAGATATTAGTAATGTATATATTCAATCTTCACTATATGCTGAAGAGTACAAAGACAGGCTGTCTACTTTTGTGTCTTCTGAAATTCCTATTCTTGAGGTGAATATAAGAGGTAACCCACTTCTTGAAATAGGCGACACTATACAGCTTAACAGTGATAGCTATGAAATTGCTTTCACTGGTATTATTAAGCGAATGACTTTCAAATATAATGGAGCTTTGTCTTGTTCAATGACATTGCTTAATGCGGAGGTGGTATAATGCAATTCTTACCTAATATACTACCTGAAAGCAGTGACCGTTGGGAAATAACAAATGGCTCTATGTCTGGCGGCCATATCAGATTAAACGCAAATGGTACTGCTACTGCTCAACTAACTATAACAGATATTGCTTACATTCCTAAAGCATTTCAGATTAGAATAAGGCATAATGTTCTTGTTAATTGGAAAAATCCTCAAGTTGTAGCAGAACTTCATATAGCATATGAAGATGGTGAGTTTCTCCATACTGTTGTACCCTTAAATGCTAGTTATATGTCTGGAGCTGAATATGTAACTATAAATGTTTCTATAGTTCCATCAAAGAAGTATAGTGCACTAGCTTTTGTAGTTCATAACACGACCGCTGCATTACTTGATATATCTTTATATGAATTAAGACCTAGTCTTGATTTAGATGAAGGCTTGCAGAATGACATAGAATCTATGGTTCCTCAGTTAGTATACAAGTATAATGAATCTAATGTCAATGCTGCTACTGGCGTAGAGACATCTGTTATTCAATTACCTGTATCAGTTAATAAAGATACTAACTTATTTGTTTCTGCTCATTTAACTGGTACATGTGTAGCTGATGTAATTGAATGCTCATTAAGAATTGATGGAGAAATGGTAAAAGCTTTTCCTGTAAAACAAACCTTTCAAGCAGGTCAATTTTCATTTGGTATTCCTTCATTGATTGCCTTTGTTAAGAGAGGTACACATGCTGTACAGCTTGCAATAAAAACTACAAGCGGCGCCGCCAGTATTGTGAAAGAATTTGCATTTCTTGCCTTAGAAGGTAAAGGAGTACTCGGTGGGTCTAGTGGTGAATATCCACATGCAGAAGTATTTCAGACTATTCCTCTTGCTGACTTCTACAACAAGAGAAAGTATGAAACTGGTATTATTACTGAAACAGACGTGCCTGAGATTTACACAGCTAATACATTTATACCTTTGTCAATGAACAATCTTACAACTGAAATAAATATTTTGCATATTCAGTATGGTATTAGTTATTCATTTGCTAACCCATATGGTAACACACCAATTAGTCCTAAACCTGACTTGGTATATACAGATGTAACAGGAACTAAGGCACAGATGACAGCTACTTATACTGGTACTATTACAAACTATGAAGAATATGGTCTTTGCGAGACAGTTGTAGATACTACAGCATTCAACCCTGTATACTCTACTTCATTACAGGAGGTGAGCCAATAATGCCTGCAGTATATACTGATACACAAAAGATAAGAATATCATTTGAGGATAGTGATATGACCTGGAAAGATGCTTTTCCAGATATTTTTCAAGTACAAGATACAACTGCAATTACTTGGTTTGCTAGTAATACATTCTTGTATGATAGTAATACCACGTTTAGAAGCGGTGCTATTAGCCATAATGGTACTACAACAGTTATCATAACTTTCACATTAACTTCACCTGGTAGTATTACTTTTAACTATACAGGACAAAGCGAAGGTACTTATGATAGACTTACAGTGCTAATTGATAATTCTCAAGTTTTACAAGTATCTGGTACTTATGCTTGGACTACTTTTACACAACAGTTAGGTGTAGGACCTCATACCATTCAATATACTTATACCAAAGATGGTTCAGCAAGTGTTGGTTCTGATGCTTTTGCTCTTGGATATATAGAGCTAGATGGGGTAGTACCTTTATTTGATAACTGGTATCTTATAAAGAATAATTCAAATGACAAGTTTTATAAGGAAGTAGACGGTGCACTTGAAGAAGTTACTATCGCTGGTTCTGAACCTACTTTAGAGGAATTTAGAGACTATGGTAATGAAGCTTTACCTAATACAGGTCTTCTTACAAATGTCGCTAGATACACTATTCTTAAGTGTATAGATACCCCAGACCAGCAAGACAAAGGCACTTTAGTAAATGCTTCTATACAAGGTAATATGAAGCCAGCATTACTAAAGTTAACCCCACCAGCAGTTATGGTTGAAGAATACCAGACTGGTTTTAATAAAATAGAAGCAAGTCTTACTCATGCTGTTACTACTGATATGAAGTTTGTTATAAGTTATGATAATTCAACCTGGTATGCTTATGATGGTACTACTTGGGTTACTGTAGACTACACAGAAGAGGCTGTTCTACTTGATGGTATGACAGAAACAACTTTGAATGCATTAACTGCGACAGAATTTTTATTGCTTTATACTGGTACCGAGCCACTTGTCATGTGGATAGCGCTTGTAGTTAAATCTACAGCTGCTGATGATTGGTCCATAAATTCTTTGCGTATTTCATTCACTACTAATTTATAAGGAGGAACTAAAATGAATACTCATTTTCCTATTCCAACTGGAAAACCTTTTAGAGGGATAACTACAATCCAGTTATTCAACAAGAATGGCAAGATGATTGAAGAGGTAGTGCATGAAAATACCTACAATCAGCGCATTCAGTTTCGTAATTATCTTGATACCATTCTGCATTGTAAAGGACCAGATGTTAGCAAAAATATACCCTACGCTCTTACAGGTAGAGATGAAGTACAGTATGGTACTTATAATGACAATATGAGTTACCAACAATTATGGTCGTACAGCGGTAGTAGTAGTAGTAGTGACGTTAGACAACCCTTTGCAACCCTGTGGCTAACAAACGCAACAGCTAATGAAGCGGCTAATGGATACCCTAACGGTATACCCGTAGCACTTGCTGATTCATCTGGTGTACCAAGTAATATTGCTACAGTACTTTGTGCAGGTCAACCAAATATACAAGAAAGTTATTTTGGTAATGACCGTTTGCATCTTGTTTTTGACTTTGATACAGTACACGGCAATGTAACATTTGATTCTTTATGGCTATACCCTTCAAAGTATCGCAGAGGTTCTTCAGGTGGAGCTGTTTATGATGTTCTTCCTTTCTTTCAGAAGCAATTAGTAAAAAGAGAAACTGATACTAACTTCACTATACCATTTCAATTTCAGTATGTGTATCAGGAACCTTTGAACGGTCATTACAGTTTGTTATGGTTCAGCGATAGTAGTATTAGTAGTAATAGGGCACGAGTACGACAAGTAATTGTTTTCAATATGCAGACTGGTGAAATACTTGCAAACTGTACCTTTACAGTAAATACAGAAATCTATGGTTCGTTTTACTATGATGCTGGTTCTAATAATTTGTATATGGTATACAATAATACTTATCAAGGTGATGCGCCATTCAGCGATAGCAGCAGTAGTACCCAATTTAGGCTTTACAAAGTAAACCTTACTACCGGCGTTAGAACGCTAGTTAGTAATATGAATGTATTGCTAAATATGGTAAAGAGTAATTACAATTATGCTGGTGACATAAATAACTGGCGATATAATGTAGATATTTATTGGCTTGCTGGTGAAAATACTGTTATTATGGCAGTACCTACTGAGGGTACAGATGCATCTACAGGGCAACAGTCAGGCTATTACACATGGTATACTTTTAATCCTCTTACAGAATCTTTTGATTTTGTAAAAAGACAAAAAGTTTATTCTGGCCCATGCTCTGACAGTAGTATCTCGCCAAACTATTCTATCCAAAGTTTTGTAAGAGACGGTAAGTTATATCTTGCTTGTTTAATTAGTCCTAACGCTCAAACACATAACAGTTATGCCGTGTTTAATATTAAGACTGGTGCGTTAATCTATGACAAAGCACTATCGTATAATAGTAGTAGTAGTGTCTACAGCCCAATTACTCTCGATTACCTTCATTTCAATAGTTATAGTACTTATGGCAGGGCTCAGCGCGATGACTTAATTTATAAAGCTACAACAAGAAGTTTATCAGGAAATAATACTTCCTCTGCTATTCTTAGAATAGATAACTATGATACATCTCTTTGGTCAACACATAATAAGCTTACTTCAGCTATCACTAAGACTGACCAAACTACAATGAAGATTCAGTATGACATTATCTGGGATAGCTTGAACGATGTAATCATCCCAGGTCTTATGTGATAGAGAGGAGGCGAGGCATTATGGAAGAGCAACTATTTAACCCAGATAAATGGTTAAATCTGGGTTTGCCAGGAGCAGCACTGTTCATTGTACTAATCATAATTGTTCTGATGTTCAGACAGCAGGGCAAAAGTATTGATAAGCTTTGTGAAAAGTTAGACAATGTAACAGATGCATTTTCAGAGTCCAACATCACTTTGAGAGAAGTGATTATAAGCAATGACAAGGACCAGAAAGAATTACTGCACTATATCAATAACTTGTCTGAATTAGTTCAAGACATGCACAAGCGTGTAGTTCGTCTGGACACAAGGCTCTATGAAATGACTAAGAAAGGAGAGTTAACTTATGAGCACAAAGAGTAAAACAAAAGGCGTTGTAGTTGACGACGCCGAGGCGCTCAGCAAGGAAGCTGAAAAAGAATTAACCCCTGAAGCACTTGACGAGTTATCAAACGGGAAAGGAGACGACGAAGATGAGTAACAGTCCATTAGTAACTTATACCAAGCTCTCACCGAATCATAGCGGCAAGAGAACCAAGCCAATTGATACTATCACAATCCATTGTGTAGTTGGTCATTGTACAGTAAAGACAATTGGCGACATCTTTGCGTCGCCGAGCCGCCAGGCCAGTAGCAACTATGGTGTTGATGACTGGAACGGTGTCGGCCTCTACGTAGATGAAGCGAATCGTTCATGGTGCACATCATCTAGAACCAATGACCAAAGAGCTATTACTATTGAAGTAGCCAGCGATATAACTGAACCGTACGCTTTCACTGCGTCAGCTTATAAAACCCTTACGAAGCTGGTTGTAGATATTTGTAAGAGAAACGGCATCAAGAAGCTGGTATGGTCAAAAAATAAGAATAGCAGAGTAAATCATCTGAATGGCTGCAACTTAACTGTTCACAGAGATTATGCTAATAAATCTTGTCCTGGTAACTGGATGTATGGTAAGATGGGTGAGTTTGCTGCTGAAGTGAATAAGCGCCTCGGCGCGGTTAAGCCTCGGCCTATCACGCCTCCAGCAACTGGCTCATACACTGTGAAAGTAAATATCACAGACTTGAATATCCGCCGCGGCCCGGGGACTAACTACAAAGTTGTAGGTCAGACCGGCAAAGGTGTCTTCACTATTGTAGGAGAAGCTCTGGGAGCCGGAGCGACTAAGTGGGGCAAGTTAAAAAGTGGCGCCGGCTGGATTTCGCTTGACTTTGTAGAAGGTGCTAAACCAGTTGTAGATACTGAGATTAAGTTGAATGACATCATCAACTTCAAGGGTGGAAACTACTTTGTAAGTTCCACCGGTGGTAAGTATTACACAGGTAAGCCTGGCAAAGCCAAAGTAACTCAGATTGTTAAAGGCGCTAAATATCCATATCATGTCATTAGGACAGGCAACACTACTTCGGTTTATGGCTGGGTCGCGGCGCGCCTGGTTAGTAAATAATATGAGGCCTCTTATTTAGGTAAGAGGCCTCATAAATCAAATAAACTCGTTACACGTTCGTTGTATAAGGGTGGGGTTTTATATTAAAAAGTATTTACGAACCCGTATAGAACATGCTGCGAGTTTATAGACGCTTCTATTAAATATTATAAAGGGTGGCCCATACATGGATTTTCACGAACATATTTATTACTTCCTTCTTTTATGATATAATAATAGAAGTAAAAAGGAGGAAAGAAAAATGTATAACAAACAGCAACAACGCAAACTAGCAAGAAGACGAAGGATTGTAGTAAATTGTATGTGCATAGCTCTTATTGGCACGGCGGCCTGGTTCGTATCTTCGAGCGTCGCCGTATCTGATAAGACTGAGCAACTACAAACCGTGGTAGAAGAAAAGGAGGCGCTGCAGCGTGAAGTAAACAGATTAGAACTTGTAGTTAGCAACGGGGCATTCTTTCAAGGTGATACAGAATGGAGTGCAAATGAAGTTCCTTACTATGACATTAAGCTAAGTCAAGAGTTACAACTTTATACATATACAAAGTGTGTTGACTTAGGAATCGCTGAAGACTATGAATTAGTGTTAGCGATGATGTGGCAAGAAAGTAGCTACAGACCAAATCTCGTAAGTAAGACCAACGACTATGGACTAATGCAAATCAATAAAGTCAATCATAGTTGGTTATCTGAAGAGCTTGGTATTACAGACTTTCTTGACCCATACCAAAGCATCGACGCCGGGACACATATTATCGCGTCTCTACTATTGAAGTATGAGGACTCACACAAAGCTTTAATGGCTTACAACTATGGAGAAGCCGGGGCGCGGAGCCACTGGAATCGCGGTACCTACACGAGCTCTTATAGTAGAGAAATAGCAGAGAAACAGAATATATTACTAGACCAATTAAGATTAGATTAAAAAGAACATATATTATACTTATTTACTTAACTTACTTAACTTACTTAACAACCTTAACTTTCTTAACAATATTTATGATTTATTTTCAATGAACCCTTTGTGAATATTTTATT